TTAATAAAATTCTATATCGTTTATTTTAATAGAATGCCTGTTTTTAAGCTTTACATATTCTATGTCGATAGACTTAATGGCCATCTTAATGAAATCTGCTTTATCATCCAACGAGAATATTTTCCATGATTCCAGCAATACATTTTTGAATTTTTTTATCTTATCTATATCTAGTGTTTTTCTAGGTACTAATTCTTTTTGTTTTTCATATTCTGCGATTGTTTCGTCTGTTTCTTTAATTAATTCAAATAATTCTTCTTCTTGCATTAACCCTTTAGCATATAATTTATGATACCTTTTACGTTGTTCCATAATTTTGTCTATATCAATAGTAACGACATCGTCTTTTTGTTTTGTCTTTACTTCGTATTTTCCTAAGTCTAGTTTAGATAGGTAATCGCGAAAAACTCTTAATGCTTCATTTTCTGCAAAGCCGAAACTTTCCTTTTTACCTTTACATGTGTTGCAATAATACGTTTTATAGGTAACATAGCCTTTCTTTCTCTTTTTTGTTGCTGTGTTCATTGTTAATGTGCCACCACATTTTGGGCAAATAAATTTACCTCTGAATACTGATACATGACTGACTATTTTAGTGTTGATTCTTTCTTCTAGCCTTTCTTTTATTTGTTGATACATTTCTTCGGTAATAATAGGTTCGTGAGAGTTTTCTATAAATACATCTCCCCAAGTATAATGTCCTCTTGTGATAGGGCTTCTTAGCGCTCTTGTTATTGTTCTATCTTCCCATCTTTTTCCATTAGGAGGTGGTATATCTGAATCGTTTAATTTCCTAGCTATACCTTTTGAACTTACACCTTTCAAAACTTCATCATATGCCCACAAAACTACTTTTTTATAATCATTAGGAACATAAGTATTATCTACACGGTCATAATAAAAGGGTGGTGGTGTGAGTATCATGCCTTGTTTAATCGCTGCGCGTTTACCCATCATAACACGCTCTCTAATCGTTTCACGTTCCCACTCTGCCATAGCACCAACTAATGTAACAAATAGCCTACCCATAGCTGTAGATGTATCATAAACTTCAGTAGCACTTCTGAATGCTACGTTATTCTGTTCGAACACCTCTAATAAATCAAGTAGATCACGTACGTTACGTGTAAGCCTATCTAACTTATATACTAAGACTAAATCAAATCTTTTAATATCTTTCATCATACGTTGTAACTCTGGTCTCTCACGCTTAGCGCCAGAGAAACCGGCGTCTATAAATGTATCAGCTACAGTCCAATCATTTATCTCACAGAATGATTTAAGTTTACGTTCTTGCTCTTCGATTGAGTGGCCGTGTTCTTTTTGCTCTAACGTACTGACACGAACGTAAATAGCTACGTTCATAATTCATCACTCCCTTAAATTTGCAAAAAATAATAAGGGTAGGTGGACTACCCATAAAAATTATTGATATAACTTTGCATAAACTGACTACTTCTCTTCCAACCTTCAATATTATAAATATGTTCTGTTCTTCCGTATGTAATATATAAATAAGCCATACTAGTCCTCATGCCGTTAACATTCTTAATAGGGTATACTGATTTTGCAAAACCATTTGAGGCAGTTAAAAAATATACATTTTCTGTTGTTAAAACTAATATACCTTTTTCTTTTGTCTCTAAATGGTATCCTCTACGTTTATAATTTTTAACATTTTTTGTAACTCTTGCCTTAACTGCATCAATAACCTCTTCTGTGTCGTTTTTGACTTTGTTATAAAACGGAGCTTCTCTAGTATTAGATACATTCGCATCTATAAAATCAACACCGAAATAAGTATATGAATTTTCTATTGCTTCTTGTTCTTGTTGTTCTTGAATTATCGCTTTTTGTTTCGCCTTTTCTTCTTTTCTTTTTTCACGTTCTACTTTGATGCTTTCTCTTTTAGGTGGCTCTTCGAATTTAGCTACACCTGAATTAGAAATTTTAGCCTTTCTATCAACAAGTTGATACTTAGCAATTACTATTAGCGATAGTACTAAACCAACAATACTAATCCCTTTAGTTCCTAAACCTAACAAACACGAGGCAAAAATTACCCACATGATCCATTTGTTTTGTTTCATATTTCTCTCCTTTGTTTAATCTATATTATTATATTCAAACACTCTTAATGGTTCAAATTGAATAACGTATTTACCATATCGAGTATTAGTATCCGTATTCCGTTCTCATTATGTGATTATATTCTGCCAACTGTTCTCCTAACATTTCTTCAAGAAATGACATATAAGTTTCCATGTGCCTATGTTCAAACATTGAAATGTGATCTTCTAATCCACTGTCCATGTGTTCATCAAAGATATCTAATGCAACTTTTGCAGCTTGATAACTAATTTTGAATAGATCTGCCGCATCACCTACACTCAATACATTACGATATTTGTATCTAACATTAAGAGGGAATAGGAGGCATGAGGCAAACGAGTTGGCTTCATACTCTTCTAAATAAGTACGTTGAGAATCTTGGAATATAGGTGTTTTTTTATAGCTCATACCATCATGTTCCATAATGTAGTGTCCATATTCATGTGCTAATGTAAAACGTAATCTTCTGTGATATACATCATCATTGTAAATAATGGCAAACTTGTTTCCTTTTTTAATATGAAAAGCCTCATCAGAACCACCATATGTTTGTAATTCATTTAAAGTGTATCCAGTCATATTACAAAAATCTTCAAACGTAAATAATTCCACATTACTATCATTCTCTATTATTTCTTTAATAGGTAAAGGGAATCTATCTATATAATTAGTTTCAATTAATGCACTTACAGCTCGTGCTGCTTTTAAAAATGAATTTTGATATACAAAATGCAAAATAAAATCCCCTTTATTTGTCTTTAGTGTATTCGTCCCAATTATCAAAGAAAGTTTCAAACATTTTTAATGCTTTTTCTCTATCTTCTTTAGTCATGTTTTTTACGCCACGATGCATAATACGAATTTCTTCATCTTCTTGCTCGCCAGCGTATTCATCTTTTTCTCTTCCTAATAAGTAGTCAACAGATACGTCGAAGTAGTCGGCTACTTTTTGAATTTTATCAATTCCTGGTTTAGTTTTTTCCCATCTTCTTATTTGTCCGTTAGAAAAACCTAAAATCCTCTCTAATTCAGCAAAAGTCAAGCTTTGTGAGTTACATAAGTTGCGTATTCTTTGTACTAAATTCATAAAATTCTCCTATCACAGTTAACTTATTTGTTATTTTAGTTTGACAAATAGCATATAAGTTATTATACTGTATTTAAGCTTTAAATTTAGCCATTAAACAAATAACAAATATTCGTTGGGGAACGAGTGACAGCAACCGATTTAACAGTGCTTAATTGCGTTGTTATAGGTTTATTAAGCTATGCTTAAATATTAGCACAAAAGTTATTTTAATTCAATGGATAATTTATATGCTTAGTAAAAAAGTTAATGGAGGTGTAATCATGGCAACAACAGAATTCGGCATGAAAGTAAGAATGGAATTACTTAAACGTAACATCACGAATAAGCAACTAGCAGATATGTTAGGTATTTCAAGTGCTTACTTATCAGATATCTTACGTGGACGTAGAGATGCATTTGAACAAAAGAAACGAATTGCGAAAATCTTAGAAATCAAAGAAGAGGTGAAAAGTTAATGAATGAAATTCAACAGCTATTCAATTTAAAACGTAATGAAGATGGAACAGTTGCAGTAAGTGGTCGTGAATTGCACAAAGGATTAGAAATCGGAACTCAATATGATAAATGGATGGAACGAATGATTGCATACGGTTTTGAAGAAAATATCGACTATATCATTCAAAGTGTAAAAGTACAAAGTCAAAAAAGACTACGTACTTATGAACAACTCGACCACATCATGACACTCGATATGGCGAAAGAAATTTCAATGATACAACGTAGCGAAATAGGAAGAAAAATCAGAGGTTACTTCATCAAAGTAGAAAGACAACATAATGAGTTAGCGAGTGCATACGGAATTACTTCATTAGATGATATGAACCAACTTATTGAACAATTAGTTAGTGACAAACTCGATTACTTAATTTCAACAGGAAAAGTAAGTAATCAGAAATTAGAAGAATTAAACGAAAAATTCGAAGGCGAATATGTAACGCCACAAGACATTGACGCAATCAAATTTGCTATCAAGTCTAAAGCTGAACAAATTCTAGGTAAAGCTGGTATCCAAGTGACAATCGATGAATATTTAGTCGGAGATGTTTATGAACAAGCATTAGCAAACAAGAAAGCTAAAGAAGAATATCGTCATCAATTAGGAAAAGTTAAATCTAAATTATTAGTTAAGTCTAAAAAACATCTAGGAATGAAAGGCAACGCACCTAACAATCACATTAAACGTAAAGATGTAGACTTAGCAATTCAATTTATCAAAGACATTAGACCATCATCGATCGAAATATAACCCACAATCGAGCAAACAACTTAAAGGAGGAAATTGAATGTTCAGAAAAAAGAAGAATAGCAGCGAAGATTTCAAATTGTATACAAACGTAAGAGAGTTAAAAAGCTTAGTTAATGAGTTCAAAAGTTTAGTTGCTATGACAGAAAACAAACAAATGGAATTAAAAGAGGTAATGAGTGAATTTGAAAGCTTAACAGCATTAACGGAAAACAAATTAGATCAGATTAATAAATTTAAATGGAAGTACAAAATCAAATAGGGCAACTAAAAAAGTCACCCCCATATAAAGACTAAGAAATTTTCATTTCGGTTTTGCATTTCGGACACTTAGCTTTAGATTTCTTTAAATCCACTTTGTATTCCTTACCACAGTTTATACAGTGAATTTCAATATATCTACTTGCTTTGTCTAATGCTTTTTCAAAGTCTTTCATACCTTTGATTTTAGAACTGATAATAACACCTCCTTTCTGTAAGGAGATAACTCATTATACCAAAACAATCGAACAAACAAATTAAGGAGTGAATGGAATGAACAAACTATTTAAAACAACCCTCCTCATCACAATGGCAGTTGTGACATGGAAGGTCGTAAAGATTGAGAAAAACACAAGATTTATACTTAGAAATTTTGTTTATCCAAAAATTGATAACACTCAAAGTAAAACATTAATGAATATTGCTAATCACGATCTAAAAGATATTTAACTGTATTCAAAATTTTCATATCTTGTTGAGCTTTTAAGCTCTCGTATAAAGCAATTGAATAAATAATTTCGTAAGTTACGTTTTCAGGAGCATCTTCTTTCAACTTATTTATTCTATCTCTAAGAAAGTCACTGTCACCACCGAATTCTTTTTCGGCTTGATTACTAAGTTCACCAAAGAAATTTTGAAAATCATTAAAACCCATAGTTATTCCCCCTTTCTTTAAAGGATAACTAAATTATACATGAAAGGAGTGATTTTAATGGAATACATCGGTTTTGCAGACGCAAACGAATTTGTAAAAGTGAGTGGCATTTCTAAGAACGACTTAGAAAAACACGTTTATTCAAATAAAGAGTTTCAACAATCTTGTATGTATCGATTTGGGAAGAATCATAAACGTTACATCGAGATTAAACCAGCAATTGATTTTATTAAACAAAATATATTGATGTCGGAAACGACATTGTAAAGGAGCGAACGAAATGAAAAGTTTAAAAATTCAATACGGAGTGCCTGAAGCATCAAAAATTAAAAGTGCAGTAAATGAAATCGAAGAAGCAATTGAAGATTTAAATTATGACGCAATCGATATAGAGATAGGCATAGCGCCTAAACCAATTATCGAATTCGATGAAGAAGAAGAGGGATAACCTATGACAAAAACATGGTGGAGTATGGAAGATTTGGAAAATGAAACAGGACGTCGAAGACGTTGGTTAAAAGATAACATCTTAGATATACCTGCATTTAAAGAAGAAATTAAAAAGTTTGGTCATTATCCAATAAACAAAAATGATGAATACAGATTCGTAGGTAGCAAGATGAAACAATTTCTTGAGGATAACTTCAAAAAGATATTTGGATAGGAGGAAACGAAATGAAATACCTATTAAGCTACATGACGATGTTTATCGCAATGATCATCACATTAATTTTAGGAGGTGGTTTTACAACAATTATAGGCGTTGCAATCTTAGTTTTTATCGCAAGTACATTCTTTTGGAATGAGTGGTTAAAAGAGAACGAAAAAAAGACTGAAAGACGCGTAAACGTCAAACAGTCGAAATTAAGTAATTGGGATTTTCTACATTACTAATATACAAGCGGAGGAGAAAAAATGCAAGAGTTTATCACAATTAGGTTACCGAAAGAAGAATACTCTCAACTAATCAAAAGCCAAATAGATTTAGATTTCTTGCGAAGTGACTATGACTTTTTAAATAAATGTTATGAAGATATGCGCGATAGATATGCAGAGTTAAGAAAAGATTATACAAAACAAATACAATCATGTATTCGTTTAGATAAAACGATTAAAACTATGGAAGAATCAATCAGCATTTTAGAGAAGGGTGTTTTAAATAATGAGCAGTTTATTCAATCTAAAAGATAACTATAAACAAGTTTATGAACTCATAGCAGACCAAGAAGATGAACAAATTTTAAAAGATACGTTAGATAGTATCAATGACGCTTTAGAAGATAAGGCAGATGGATATGTAGCAGTTATTAAATCATTAGAAACAGATAACAACGCTATTGATGAAGAAATCAAGCGTTTAAAACAACGTAAAACATCTAATGAAAATGGTATCAAACGTTTAAAAGAAACACTACAACAAGTCATGGAAGAAACAGGCAAAGAGAAATTCAAGACAGCATTGAACAGTTATAGTATTGCTAACAATCCACCTAGTTTAGAAGTGAAAGACGAAAACGTAGTACCTAAAGAATTCTTTACCGAACAAGAACCAAAGTTAAACAAAAAAGAATTGCTAAAGGCAGTTAAAGAAGGACTTGAAATCGAAGGTATCGAATTAAAACAAAGTAGAAGTTTGAGGGTGAGATAAATGGTATTTAATATATCAAGCGCTAAAGATATTAATACAGATAAATCGACGTATCTTATCTATGCCAAGCCAGGTACTGGTAAAACACACACATTAAACTTTTTACCTGGGCGAACATTATACATTAACATAGATAAGTCAGAACGACCTTTAAAAGGCAATGAGAATATCGACATTTTAGAATTCAATACGCACGAAGCATGGAAAGAGTGGGGCGAGTTGATGAAATGGTTTAAAGATAACAAAGATATTGTTAATCAATACGACACAATCGTTATTGATAACATTTCTGAGTTGTTCCGCTCAATGCTTGCTAACTTAGGGCGTAACGGTAAAAACGATCGTGTTCCAGAAATGAGTCACTATCAACGTGTAGACTTCTTCACAATCGATAGTTTACGATTCTTACAATCATTCAAAAAGCGTTTAGTTTTTATAGCATGGGAAACAAATTTTGAATTTTATACACCTGCTGGTCAACAAATTACGCAAGCAGTACCAGATATTCGTAAAACGATTAGGGATAATGTCGCAGGGCTTTGCCAAGTCGTTGCGAGATTAGAAATAAGTGACAAATCAGGTAAACGTGGCTTTATCTTAACACCTAGCAATAGTAAGTTTGCTAAAAATCAACTCGACAACAGAGAACATTGTTTACAGGAAGAATTATTTAAAGTCGGTGATATGGATGACGGAGTTTAAACTCTACGACTACCAAGAAAAACTTGTAGATCAAGCTAGACACATCTTATTAGATAAACCTGGCGTATTAATACAAAGCCCTCCCGGAAGTGGTAAGTCAGTTATGATTGCCGAAGTCGTCAAAAATGCAGTGAACAAGGGGAGTCACATTCTGTTTATTGTTCACAGAAAAGAATTAAGTCATCAGATTAAAAACACATTAACCAAACACGACGTCGATTTATCACATGTCAATATCCTTTCGGAAAAACGTGCTAAAAACATAATGCACAAATTGACACCACCAAAAATCATTGTGACTGACGAAACACATCACAGTAAAGCAAAGACGTACAAAGACATTTACGATTACTTTCCTAATGCTTTACGTGTTGGGTTCACTGCAACTCCTTGGCGAGCAAATGGTAAAGGGTTTACAGATATTTACGACGTAATGGTCAAAGGTCCATCAGTTGAGTGGTTAATTAAAAATAACAAACTAGCAGACTATGAATATAAAAGTGTGGTGCTTGCAGATGAAAGTAAGTTAAAGAAATCTAGCACAGGCGACTACACAAAGAAGTCAATGGATAATGCCATACCTAAAGCAATATACGGAAACATCGTTGAGAATTATAAAAGGTTTGCTAATGGTCAAAAAACCATACTTTATGCCCACAGTGTGGAGACGAGTAAAGATATTGCAGAACAATTTAGAAATGCCGGTATTAACGCAGAACATGCAGACGCTAAAACAAGTGCAAACGAGCGTGACAGAATTATGTCCGATTTTAAAAATGGCACTATAAAAGTTTTATGCAATGTTGATTTAATATCGGAAGGCTTTGACGTTCCAGATTGTACGTGTGTCATTTTAGCACGTCCTACAGACTCACTTGTTTTATTTATGCAGCAAGCTATGCGGTCCATGCGTTACCAATACAACAAAAAAGCACTAATTATCGACCATGTTGGTAACTACGCTAGACATGGTTTACCCGATACTCCTCATGATTGGGAAGGTTATTTTAAAGGGTCACAATCTAAGCGTAAAAAGAAACAAAAAGACGCACCAACATTAGCAGAATGTACAGAATGCTTCACAGTTTTTGAAAGCAAATTAAAAAGATGTCCCAATTGTGGACATGAATTAGAACTTGAAGAACAAAAAGGTCTTGAACACAAACATGCAGAACTTACCGACATCAAACCGTTTAAAGTTGATTACACACTAAAACGATATAGCAAAGATTTAAAAGATAAGAAGGATCTAAAGTCTTTAGAAGATTATTATCTTTACGTTAAAGCAAACAACTACAAAGAATCATGGATTAAATTTAATCATCCATTTTACAAACAAGCACCATTTCCAGTCTTATACGCAGATTTAAAACCAATCAAACAAAAATATAACTATTAAAGGAGATTTATTATTATGACATTATTTACAACAGATTATTCAAACTTAGAAAGTAACGATTTCAGCCCACTTCCAGAGGGTGAATACGAAGTAATTATCAAGAGTGCTACTGAACGTGCAACTAAAAACGGCAAAGAAGAAACACAATTACAACTTGTTGTCAGAAACGATTTAAAGAAAACATCAGAATTACAAGCGAAATATGCTAATAGAGTGATTTTTGTAGATGAATGGAAACGCACAATCGACGGTCAATACAAATACAAAATGGATAACTTCATGCACTATTTAAACGGTTTAGGTGTGCCAGAGGGTACTGCAATTGAAAGTATCGAACAATTACTTGAAATGTTCAGAGGTAAACCAGTCAGAGTATTCGTGAAACAAGAAGAAAACGAATATAAAGGCGAAAAGCAAATTGTCAATCGTGTAGCACCATGGAACTTTAAAAATACTAAATTCCCACAAGTGAATCATGAATGGAAGTCAGACGATAAACCAGAACAAAATGCGTTCTCAGGTGGTGCAGAAATCAATGATGACGACTTACCTTTCTAATATTCCAGATGAATTAAAACAACTTAATAACTGGTGTGTGTGGAAGTTTGAAAAGCGTAATGGTAAACGTACAAAAATACCTTTTAATGCCGAAACTGGTGAGTTCGCTAAATCAAATGATAAAAGTACATGGTCCAGTTATGAAACAGCAGTTAATGCCGAAGGGGTCGATGGGATAGGGTTCTTTTTTGAACCCCCATACCTTGGCATTGATATTGATGATATTGATGATGATCTTCATAGATTTAAGCAAGGCGATAAATTAGACAATATTGTTAGCGAATTTAACGAAGCGTTTAAAAGTTATACAGAAGTCAGCCCAAGTGGTAACGGCTTGCACATTATTGTAAAAGGCAAGATACCCGGCACTCGTCGTCGTAAAGGTAACATTGAAATGTACGATAGTGGCCGCTTTTTTACCATGACGGGTAAGTCAATCGGTAAATATAAAGACGTAACAGAAGTATCAAAACAAGTGTTTAAAACAATCTATGATAAGTATTTACCAGATAATACAGTACAATATCCAACTACAAACAATTATCAACAAAATATCCACAATTTATCAGAAATCGATGTTATCAATGAAATCTACAAATCAAAGCAAGCTAAATTATTTGATGACTTGATGAAAGGTAACTACGAACCTTATTACACCTCTCATTCGGAAGCAGATATGGCACTTGCAAATATACTAGCTTTTTGGTGTGCCAAAGATTACTCGCAAATGGATAGTATTTTTAGACAGTCAAATCTATACCGTGATAAGTGGGATGAAAAAAGAAAGAATTCCACATACGGTGAACAAACATTATTCAAAGCAATTAATGAAACCAACAATATTTATACCCCTAAGCAGCAAACAGATGACAACCCACTTAGATATGCATTAAGTAAACTATTTGATAATCAAGAAGAAACAAAAGAATATCCAATTCGAAGCTATGACGATACAGGTAATGCAGACCGATTTATAGATAGATACGGCAACCTTTACAAATATAGTTACATTGCCAATAAATTTTATATCTATGACGGTATGAAATGGAAAATTGATGATAAAGGATCAATTCGTAAATTAATCGATGAAATGATTGAAAGTATTAAAAATGAAAAAGTACTTCATAGCGAAGATGTAACAGAAGAAGAAGCTAGAGAAGTCTTTCAAAAATTTTATAAAAAGACACGTGGCACTCAAGCTAAAAAGAACATCATGAATGAACTCATGCATCGACGACCTGCTACACCTGATGACTTTGATAGAGATGACATGCTTATAAATGTCGCG